CCCGGCTCGCATAGTTTCGAGTGGGCGCACAAGGACGGCGACCTTCCCAATGCCCCCGGCTGGCGCATCCGCAACGTCCCCCAGCCCACCCCCCAGGCAGACACCAAGCCTGATGTGACGGCGGAACTGGAGGATTTGGCGCAGCAGCTTGCGGCATTGATGGAGCGGCATGAGGCGCTTACCGAGCGCGTCGCACGTATGCCGCAGCCGCCTGCAATTCGCACGATGGACCTGAAACTCGACCCCGACCTGATCGAGGCGCGGGAGGTGTGTCGCGAAGTCAGCGGCCATGATGAATACGCGGATGGCTCCTGCGATAATTATCTGGAGATGCAATGCGCCCGCGCCGCCCTCGCTCGCGGCCGTGAACTCGCCCTTGCCGGGGAGAAGGAGGCGTGATCCGGCCCGACATTGATGGGCGCCTCGCCATGCGCATCCGCGAGATCGCAGAGCTTGAGGCGGATAGCGCTCACCTCACTGGTGCCGAGAAGCGGCGCATCCTCGAACAGGCGGCCGATCTGCTGGAGGAATACATCATTGCTGCCGGGAGCCGCCCATGACCCACCCCCAGACACATGATGACGAGGCGCTGGTCAGGGATGCGGCGAAAGCGATCAACCGGCTGCTGTCCGTTCGGCAGCGGTGGTGGGTGGCAGGCTTCGCGTTGCTGGCGTGCGCTCCGATCGCGCAGCTTTTCGATCTGCTGACCACTGTGCCGATGCTGATCGTGCTGGCCGTCGGGTGCCTGTTCAAAGTGGCTGAGGCCGATCGTGGCTTGGACAAGAACCGGGCAGTCATTGCCTACTTCTGTGACCGAGCCGCCCTCACCGCTCTCCGCAATCATGAAGGGAGGAAATGATGAACGCGCTTGCGACGATAGAGCAGGACGCCACGGGGCTGAGCTTGCCTGACACCCTTCCTTTTGAGGATTGGTGCGATCTCGGACGCACGCTACTGACGAACCAGCGTCGGGCCGACTGGATGGTGGCGGACTGGGCCAAGCATGGCCGGGAGCATTTCCAGAGCCAGTTCGGCTTCATGGCCGAGCAGGTCGGCATGGACACCAAGCGTTTGGTCAAGATGGCCAAGGTGGCCGAGGCCTTCCCGGAGAGTCAGCGCGCCGCCAATCTCTCGTTTGAGGTGCACTGCGAGGTCGCCCGCGCAGAGCCGGAGCAGCGGCTACTCCTTCTCGTCGAGGCACAGCGCGGCAAGTGGAGCCAGAACAAAGCCCATGAGCGGGTCGAGGAAACGCGCCTCTCCACCGGCGCCCGGCTCGACGACGACGATCACGAGCACTCAGAGATCATGGAGGTGATCCGCGCCTGGAACAGGCTCTCCGGCCCCGACGCCCGCGAATACCTCTGGCCCTATCTCCAGCACGCCAGCCGCAACGGCTTCGGACCAATCAACACGGGGGTAACGATCGATGCTTAAGGCTATCTCGACGAAGGTCGTCCGCGCGCTGCCGGCGGAGTTCGTGGACACCTATGTCCGCTACGGTCACGCGGTCTGCGAGGAGATGTACGGCAAGGGTCCGACGCTGCGGTACAAGCGTATGGCGGGGAAGCTGCGGCTCAACAGGATGCGGCGGACGGCGGTAAACGGCGCGGCTGACAGCGGTATGGGGGTGGCATGACCCGGCCTGTCGGACGACCCAGCCTTTACGATCCTGCCTATTGCCAGCAGGTCGTCGATCATATGGCGACCGGTGCCAGCCTCACGTCGTTCGCCGCTGAGATCGATGTTGCGCGCGACACCATCACTGAGTGGGCAAGCGCTCACCCTGAATTTTCCGTAGCCGTAAAACGGGGTAAGGCTAAATGCGCAGCCTGGTGGGAGAAGCGGGGCCGTGAGGGTGCTGAGAAGGGCGCTCCAAGCGGGGCCAACACGCTCATCATCTTCGGTCTGAAAAACATGGGCTCGGATGATTGGGCTGATGCTTCACAGATCGACCACCGCAGCACCGATGGCAGCATGACCCCAAAGGAACCGCGGTACATCTTGGCGGATACGAAGCCGAGTGCCGGTGCTGAGTGACGAGCCTGTCTTTGACTGCGTGATCCCTGCCATCTTCCAGCCGTTCCTACAGCCGGCGCGGTTCAAGGTGGCGGAGGGCGGTCGCGGCAGTTCGAAAACCCGCACCGTCATTACCATCCTCGTGAACAACGTTATGTTCTACGGCTGGCGTGTGGTGTGCTTCCGCGAGTTGATGGAGGCCATCGCCGAGAGCAGCTATCAGGAGATCGTCGAAGAGATCGACCGGCGCAACCTAGGCGGGTTCTTCGACGTGACCAAGACAGAGATCGCTTGCCCCTCGTCTGGAGGCGTGTTCAAGTTCTCCGGCATTCGCGCGTCATCCAAGCGATTGCAGAACCAGAAGCTCAAGGGCTTCTCCAGCTTTGACGCGGCCTTCATTGATGAAGGCGAGAGCATCACAAAGGATAGCTGGAACGCACTGGTGCCGACGATGCGTAAGGCAGGCAGCGAGATTTACGTCTGCTTCAATCCTGCATCGCCGCTCGACTTTATCTACCAATCGTTCGTCACCAGCCCGATTTATCCAGCAGCGCTCAACGGCAAGCCATACTGCATCACGCTCAAGGTCAATTACACGGATAACCCGTTCTTTCCCAAGGAACTGGCAGACGACGCGGAGTTGATGCGGAAGACGGATCCCGAGTTGTTCCGGCACGTCTATCTGGGTGAGCCTGTCGCAGACAATGCGCTCGCGATCATCAAGCCGGCGTGGGTGGAGGCTGCGGTCGACGCGCACTTGGCCATTGATGGCTTTCCGAAGGGTGGCGGCAAGATCGGCGGCATGGATGTATCGGGCGGCGTAGAGGGAGACGTTGCCGCGCCCAAGGCCAACGATCCTAACGCGCTGGCATGGCGCTATGGCAGCATCCTGAGCGGCCTTGAGGAATGGCAGGACGAGAACCCGAATGCAGCGGCCGCGCGTGCTCATGCGATAGTGCTGCGCGAGGGCGTAGATGACTTGCAAATCGACGACATCGGCGTTGGTGCGTCTGTGCCTGGCGAGATGCGCCGCCTTCACGCTGAGGCGCAGGCCAAGATGCCGTTGATCCGGCCGTTTGTGTTTGAGGGCTGGACCGCATCCGAGTCGCCGGACCAGCCAAACAGGGAGTATCAGCCCGGCAAGACGCACGGCGACATGTTCGCCAACCGCAAGGCGCAGGGCTGGGGCTTGCTCGCCGATCGCTTCCGCAACACATGGCAGGCGCGTAACGGATTGCCCTTCGATCCTGACAAGCTGGTGTCCATCCCCTCCGGCCTGCCGTTGCGCGACAAACTCCAGGGTGAGTTATCGCAGCCGCGACGCGAGAGTGTGAACGGCCGCATGAAGGTCGAAAGCAAGGCGTCGTTGAAGAAACGCGGCATCGCATCGCACAACCTTGCCGACGCGGTGGTGATGGCTTTTTCGCCGGCTGCTCCACGTCAGCAGTTCAGGCTTTCGGCGCTGCTGTGACGGCGGTAATCGCTGTGCAGTACGCATCATAACCCAGCCTCATGGCGTGGATCACCGATAGCCTGCGCAACGCCATCGCGGCGGTCAATCCGTTCCAGCGGCAGTCGCTGCCCACGTCGCTCCCTGGCGTTTTCACGCATCAGCTCGCAGTCGCTGCCTATCTCTCATCCGGGATGCTTCGGAAGGTTATCAACATTCCTGCATCCGATCGCGTGCGTGAATGGCGCGACTGGCAGGCTGAGAAGGACCAGATCGAGGCGATAGAGGCGGAAGAGCGTCGCTTGGGCCTTGTCGCCAAGGTCAAGTTCGCCGAAGTTCTGCGAGGCATTGGCGGTGGCGCATTGATCCTCGTGATGCCCGGTGACCACTCGCAGCCGCTGCCGGATCGGATCGGCAATGGTCAACTTTTCGCCATCAACGTCGTCAGCCGCTGGCAGATTACAGGCGTTGATTGGGTTCGCGACCTCGCTAGCGCAGATTATGGCAAGCCGGCCATGTGGCGGATGAACCGCGATCAAGGCGGGCAGGCCGATATTCACCCTAGCCGCGTCGTGTGCTTCCGTGGCGATCCCCTGCCCCCCGGTTATGGCGTAAGCGACGAGGACGCGTTCTGGGGCGACAGCCGATTGCAGCGGGTTCTGCGCGAGGTGCAGGTCAGCGATAACACGCAGGGGTGGTTTTCCGAGCTCGTCAGAAAGGCCAAGCTGACCCGCTACGGCGTTTCGAACCTCACTGACTACACCGCAACACCGCAGGGCCGAGAAGATTTGAGCAGCCGCGTGGCATTGATGGCGGAGGGTGAGAACCTCCTTAACGCGTCGATCTACAGCCTTCCGACGAAGGACGCGAATGGCAACTCGTCCGGTGGCGAGCAGATCGACGACTTTCAGGTGACCTGGGCCGGCATCCCCGCCATGATGGATGCGTTCGATCAGCGTGTCGCCGCGGTGGCGGACATCCCTTTTACCCGCCTCATGGGCCGCTCGCCAGCCGGCATGAACGCGACCGGCGCATATGACGACCAGAATTGGTCCAAGGCGGTATCGGCTGGCCAGCAGCTTGAGACGCGTCCCTGCCTGGAGCTGTTCGACCGCGCGCTGATCCAGTCGGCCGGCGCCTCGCCCGACAAGGTGACGTGGAAGTGGGCCCCGCTATGGGCTCCGACCGAGGCCGAAGAGGCCACCACGTTCGACAAGACGATGGACGCGGTAGCCAAGCTACAGGCCACGGGCGCAATTCCGGATCAGGCATTCGCGAAGGGCGTGCAGAACCTGATGTCCGAACGCGAGTGGGTGCCTGGCCTTGATCAGGCGCTTGCCGAAATCCCGGAAGACGAGAGGTTCGGGCTAGCCCCGGATGCCGAGGGAGGCGACGATGACCCGTCAGCCATTGCAGCGGAGGGAGGTGATCCTAGTCTAGCCGGCGCACCGAGCGGCGAGGATGGAAGCCAACCCGCTCGGCGTCGTGCTGCGAATGACAAGGCTCATGGAGGCGATGATGGCGAAGATTGACCCGATCACCCTCAACCTGTCGGCTCGGATGAAGGTGGCGTCATTCGTGGCGCGGCTGCTGTTTCCGCTGGTTGCTCTTCGCGTTCTCAGCGCTGAGCAGGCTACTGCGGTCATTATGCGCTTCGTGCGGGTCGAGGTGACGGAGGCGTGATGACGATCGTCTATAAGCTGCTCGGCCTGTTCGGGCTCTGCATCAATTGGACCGTGCACACGCGCGACCGCTACGACGAACACGGTTGGCGGCACCTTGAGGTCGTCGGGAAGCAGTGGAGCATCGGTCGGCTTCCCCGCCCGACGCGGTGATCCGTGCGCATCATCCGCAAAAGCCTAGGCAAAAGCGGCGGAAACCCGTGACTTTCGAGCGCTATTCTGCCATCATAGAACGGCCCGAAAAGACGTTGGAGCGTCGATCCGGGCCTGACCACACAACGCTATTGGAGTAGCGAGATGGCTAAACCTGCTTTCATACCGATCCCTAAATTCGTCAAGGACTACACTGGCCTTCGCTTCGGCCGGCTGGTTGTCCTAGGGTTGCTGAGACTTGAGGTTAGAAGCGCCGGGGCGGGCACGAAACGTGTGCCTGTGTTCCTGGCAAAGTGCGATTGCGGTAATACGAAGGAGGGACTGTCACGCAACCTACGTAACGGGTTGGTGCAAAGCTGCGGGTGCTTGCAGCGCGAAACGCGGGTCAAGTCGGGGCGGGCCAGCCGCACGCATGGCATGAGAGATACGCCGGAGTACGCCGCATGGCACTCTATGAAAAACCGATGCCAATCTCCGACCAGCCAGGGGTATGCGGGCTATGGCGGCAGGGGCATTACGGTATGCGATCGGTGGAGCGGTAGCTTTGAGACATTCTACCAAGACATGGGCGCTCGACCATCACCCGCGCACTCTCTTGATCGCATAGACTGCAACGGGAACTACGAACCGGCAAACTGCCGCTGGGCTACAATTGATGTTCAAAACACCAATCGCCGAACGACCGTGTTCATAGAGATGAACGGAGAAACTATCAGCCTATCGGAGGCGGCGCGGCGGTGCGGGTTGTCTAGGTCAGCACTAGGTGCCCGCTATGCTTCCGGTTTGCGGGGCGCAGAGCTGTTTGAGCGATTGAGCCATGAGGTTTGATCTGAGCGCCCTCGCTAAGAGGCAAAAGCATCAGCGTCGGGACGCGGTCGTTCTCCGCGACATCATCCCGCCGGCCACGCTGGCGACGGACTTATACAGGGCGACGTACATCCACGTCGTGACGATGTGGCAGCGCTACACCACCCGCATCCTCGTTGAGTACGAGCGGTCCCTATCCGCGCTGACGACGGACTCGCCGGCTGACGTGAACCGCGTGCTGGACGAAGCGAGCGGCGAGTTCAGCCGCCTGCTGCTGTTGCTGACCCCTGCCCTACGCTCGTGGGTTCTGAGAGTTGAGCGGTGGGAACGTGGGAAGTTCATTGGCGCGGTGCTGTCCGCCAGCCGGGTTGACCTGTCGACGCTGATCGGCCCGGAGGACGTGGCGCAGACGCTGGAGCAGGTGATTGAGTGGAACACCAACCTGATCCGTGACGTGAACGACCAGGCGCGGCAGAAAATCGCCAACGCTGTGTTCTCCGGGCTAACGGGCCGGCGTCCTGCGGCTGACGTGGCAAAGGACATCAGAGCGGCTACTGGGTTCGCGCGTGATCGATCAATGCGCATTGCTTCGCATCAGCTATCGTCTCTGACCAGCCAGCTTGCGGCCGAGAGACGACGATCTGCCGGGCTTGACGTGTGGGAGTGGCGGCATAGCGCCAAGCTGCACCCACGCCGCGAGCATCTGGCGCGGGATGGCAATCTCTACACGGACAATCCCGATCGGGTTGGCGAGGTGGTGGACGGCAAGACCGTGATGGCCCCGCCCCCGGCTGATGACCAACCTGGTATCCCGCCCTTTTGCGGCTGTAGGCAAAGGGCGGTGCTTATCTTCGCCTAGCTCGGTGGGGCTAGAAAATAAATTTTGCGGGTTGGAGACGGCAGATAACTGCCGATTGCAGCTTGAGGTTAGGCGGACTGTGCTATTGCACCATTATTCCTCCAGTACCAATCATGATGCACCACAAAGGAGCATCGACATGGACATCGAGAACACCAAAGATAAAGCGCCGCTGACTGTAACGTTGCACCGGGCAGTAGAATTGACAGGGCTTAGCGTGCCGACGATTTATCGGCTCCTAGCATCGCAAAAGCTGAGCAGCGTGAAGGTAGGACGGCGCCGGCTGATCCATTACGCTTCGATCAAAGATCTTATGGAGGCGGCGTGATGGAAGATGCAGAGCGCCCTTGGCTAGACGCCAAGGGCGTGCCGCCCGCTGTGCTTGTTGAGATTGAGAGGCGATCAGGTGTTGTTGAAACGCTGGATTACCAGTCTGTAGATTGGTGGCAGCATAGCAGGCTACATTCGTTAGATGTGGTACGTTATCGTTTCGTGAGCATCGGCAAGCCGTGCCATTCGTTGCGCTCACATTCGCTTTGATCGCGTGGCTTGGGGGCATGTACATCTGGCAGCCGCTTATACTTCTCGCGTATGGCTGGTTGGTCATCGCCGGATGGGAGGCGGTTGCTCAGGTTGTGCTAAGACGTAAACACTGACGGCGGTAATGCCCTCCGTCTAGCCCGCATAACCGGGCAGGGTGTATGTAGCAGACCGCCTTACCCTCGACGCGCCGCGTCGCACCGCTGACGGCTACATGGCCGTTCGCGCCAAGTCTGCCCGTACTGGTGTGTACCAGTATAGCGGCGTGGAGGTCGACCCCGACAACAAGCATGGCCTGCGCGACCAGGCAGTCGTCAACGTCCTGCGCGACGATGCGGCGGTCTTTGACAAGCGCGCGGTCCACAGCTTCATCGGCAAGCCCATCACCGACGATCACCCCACCGAGGCGGTGACGGCGGACAACTGGCGCGATCACAGCCGCGGCGCGATCATGGGTGCTATTCGTGATGGCGATCACCTCGCTTTCGACCTGATCCTGATGGATGCCGCCACGATCGCCAAGGTCGAGAGCGGCAAGGCCGAGCTGTCGAACGGCTACAGCGCCGCGCTGGAGTTCGGCGACTTCAAGGGGCCAGGCGGCGAGGTCTGCCCCGTCCGTCAGGCCAGCATCACCGGCAATCACATCGCGATCGTCGACCGTGGCCGCGCAGGCCCATCCTGCCGCATCGGTGACGCCGCCCCCTGCACTTCCCTTCCCTCCAACATCCTCGACAGCCTGAAAACGGAGAAGCCCGTGAAGAACTACACGCTCGACGGGCTCACCGTCGATTTGGCAAATGCGGACACCGCCATTGCCACCTGCGATACGCTCAAGGCCCAGCGCGACGAAGCGCGTGGCAAGCTGACCGCAGCCGACGCCAAGGCAGTCACCGACGCCGCCACCATCGTCGCCAAGGATGCCGAGATCGCGGCGCTCAAGGCCGACAAGGCCGCGCTGGAAGCCGCCAAGCCAACCCCGGCGCAGCTTCGCGATGCCGCCAAGGCGTTCGCGATCGTCGTCGCCAAGGGCAAGGCCGCTGGTATCGCCGTCACCGACGCCATGGGCGAGGACGAAATCAAGAAGGCGGTCGTCGACAAGGCGATGCCGGGCAACACCTATGTCGGCGACCACATCGGCATCGCGTTTGAGGCGCTGACCAAGGATGCGAAGATCGACGATACGGTCGCTGTGGTCCAGCCGCTCGGCAGCCCGACGCTGACCAATGACGCGGACAAGAGCCGCACCGCCTTCGTCGATCGCCTGTCGAACGCCTGGAAGGGCCCGCAGGCGGCTGCCGCCTAACCGTCATCAGCGAAAGGATAACCGGACATGCCGGCAGTTCAGAGCACCTACCCCGCACAGATGCGGCCCTACGTCGTCGGCATGGTTCAGAACCAGGAGACGGCGAACACCACCTCGCTTGCCGCAGTCGAAGACGCGGCGGGCATCCCGTTCGGCGTTGCGGCATTCCGCGGCACCAACGACAAGCGCCTGACGGCCACGCCGGCCGCCGGCAAGTTCCGCGGTATCACCGTGCGGGACATCACCCAGCAGGCACTGGCGCCGACCGGCAACCAGGACTTCTACCCGCAGTATTCGACGCCCTCGCTGCTCACCATGGGCCGTATCCCGGTCAACGTGTCGGTCGCGGTCGCGCAGGAGGATGACGTGTACGTCACGTCGGCGGGCGCCTTCACCAACGTGGCCACCGGCAACGTCCGCTGCGGCAACTTCAAGTTCGACACCACTCTGACGGCACCGGGCATCGGCCTGATTGCCCGGCGCTAAGGGGGAGCATCCATGCCTGACATCACGAACATGAACGACGCGCAGGTGCTGGGCTTCTTCGTCCAGCAGCTCGCGTATATCGAACGTGAAGCGTACGAGCAGCAGTATCCTGAGATTCTGTTCCCCGAGCTGGTGCCCGTCGATACCACACTGCCGTCCTGGGTGGATGCGGTCACGTTCTTCTCGTCCGATCGCGTCGGCGAGGCGGACTGGTTCAATCACGCCAGCCGCTCCGTCCCGAACGCCGATGTCGACCGTCAGCGCTTCGACAGCAAGGTTGAGGACGCGTCGATCGGCTACATCGTGACCCGCAAGGAGATCGAGAAGGCGCAGGCGACCGGCATCAATATCGAGACCCAGCGCGCTAACTCGGCGGTCCGTGCTTCGCTGGAGATGACCGACCGCGTGCTGCTGGGCGGCGACGCTAACAAGGGCATGACTGGCCTGTTCAACCTGCCGAACGTCACGGTCGCCAACCTTCAGGCGGACGGCACCGGCGGCACGACCTTCTGGGCGAACAAGTCGCCTCAGCAGAAGCTCCGTGACCTGAATTACTGGGTCACTATCGTGAACACGTCGACGGGCACCGTCGAATGGGCCGATACCATCCTGCTGCCGGTCGCCATGTATATGGACGCGGCGAACACCTATCTGGGCTCCGAGAACCCCGGCAAGACGGTCCTCCAGGCGTTCCGCGAGAACAACGCCTATACCGCCGAAACCGGCCGTCCGGTCACGGTCCGCGGCGTTCGTGGCCTGGAGAGCGCGGGCACTGCCGGCGTCGGCCGCGTGGTCGTCTATCGCAAGGATCCGAGCGTCCTGAAGGCGTACATCAACCCGCACCAGTTCGATGCTCCCTGGCAGGTTGGCGCCCGCATCTGGCAGCGCCCTGGCTTCTTCCGCATCGGCGGTGTCGACGCTCGCCGGCCGGGTGCGATCCGCTACTTCGACGGCATCAACGCAGCGGGGGCATAAGGCATGACCGAGGTGACGAATAAGACGGACGGCCCCCGCGCCGTCCACACCATCGCCGGAGAGGTCTACTTCGGCAAGGGCGAGACGAAGAACGTCGAGTTCGCACCCGGCGGCATCACTGCGGCTCGCATGATCGGCCTGGACGTGGATGGCGAAGAGCCGGATGCGGACGCGCCGGCCACGGACATCAGCGCTGCGCTGGAATCGGCGCGTCGTGAGGTCGCGGAAGCCGCACAGGCTGAGATGGATCGTCGCGATACGAAGAATGCCGAGCGACTGGCGGCTGCTAACGATCGCGCTGACAAGGCTGAGCAGGCGTACGCCGATGCTCTGATCGTGATTGATGAACTCAAGGTCAAGCTGGCTGCCCTCGACCTCGACGGTGACGGCAACCCCGGCGGTTCGCGTCAGTCATTGCCGCCCTCGCTGTCGAACAAGACCAAGGCCGAGCTGATTGAGATCGCCAAGGCCGAGGGCGTCGAGATCGAGGACGGCGCAACGAACGACGACATCAAGTCGGCGATCGAGCTGCACCGCGAGGGCTGAGCCGCCCACCGTTAGCAAAGAGGGCCGCTTCACCATCGGTGCGGCGGCCCTTTTCGTAGGAGGCCCATGTGGCAGAAAATCTGACTGCCGGCGGAGTGCCTGTATACAGAGATAGTGCTGGCACGTTGCGAGAGATGCGCGGTCAGGCGCAGATTGATGCCTTGGCGGCACAGATCGCGAGCAAAGCCGACGCATCGGCGCTCCCAAAGCCGGCAGACACCATGCCAATGGCAGAGAAGACAGGCGCTGCTATCGGTGCGATTGACACCCGCTATACCCGCGCTGACCATCAGCACCCCCGCCTGACTAGCACGACCTACGGTACGCTGGGGAGCAACGGTCAGGCTACGGTCCCATTCACCCGGACATTCGTCAACAAACCAGGCATCAATCTCACCGAGACGGACGCAACTGCCAGCACTCAGCCACTCGTTCTGCGCGCGATTGGCTGGACCCAAGACGCAAGCGGCCTTTACACCGGCGTTATTATCCAGGGATCGCGGGCGCAGCTTCTGCCGGAGCTGACGCCGCTCTCGACGGCGCTGTCTCTGTTGAGTGGCATCGTCACCGGCGTGAACACCGTCGTTACCACGCTGACAAAATACAATGTTTTCGGCGGCTCTGCGGCTGGTGCATCCGTATCTGTCATAGCGGTGGCTCGCAGCGACGTGCCGGCTACCTGACGACGGTAACACCCCCGCCCCTGCCCCAGCATCACACTCAAAGGCTGGGCACCTTTCACCCTTCGCTCAGGCATGAGGTATCCCAATGGTCGATAATGTGACGGCACCTGCGAGCGGACAGGCTTTTGCCACGGACGAGATTGGCGGCGTCCATTATCCTCGCACCAAGATCTCGTTTGGCGGTGACGGTGCTGCTGCCGACGTTGCCGCCGGCAACCCCCTGCCCGTTGCTGACCCGGCTGGCACCGCAGCCATCGCCAAGCTGGGCACCTTCAAGCGGGCTGTCGCCATCACGAAGGCTGACACTGACCTGTCAGAGCGTCCTGCCGCCATTTATATCGGCACGGGAGGCACGCTAGCCGCCCGCTTCGGCGGATCAAGCGACGTGACCTACCAGAACATCCCGGACGGCTCTTGGCTGGCGATCAGCCCCACCCGCATCAGCACGGCGTCCACCGTCTCGGGCATCGTCGGCCACTATTACGAGTAACGCTGATGCTGGCTCTCTACATCGCGGCCGGTATCTTCGGCGGCCCGCTTTCTCCGGCTGACGGTGACATGACCGCGCCCAAGGAGCGGGTCGTGGTCATTCCGCGCGTGCAGAGCCGATCGCTAGTCACCATCGGAGCGCCGCTCGGTGCGCAGCGGTACGCACAGCCCTACGATCCGTCCGACCACGGCGAATATGCCATGTACTTCGGCGACGTGATGCAGACTGGCGAGACGATCGCGGACATCGAGTTCGTCGGCATCAGCGCGGCCGGTGCAGCGCTCGGCATCGCGATCGACACGACGGCCGGCCACATCCCGGCAATCACCAACGACGGTAAGCACATCCAATACTGGCCCCTGGTCGACCCCGACGAATGGTCCGCCCGCGCGTTCGACGCGACCGGCACCGATGTCGTGGTCAAGGCTCGCATCGTCACCAGCGGCGGCCGGCGATGGGAGCGGTCGGCTATTCATGAGGTGCGCCAGCTATGATCGTCGACAACGGCACGCAATCGCGGCTGGTCATCCCCGGTGTATTCGAGGGTATGTGCGGTGAATCGCGCGGCAAGCTCTGGTTCGTGCCGAACGTCGACCGCCTCGACCCGGCCCGTGCTACGGTCGCGATCCTCGACGATAGAGCCATCCGCATCCAGCCGGTGAAGGACAGCAGCGGTTTGGGCTGGTCGGCTCGTTACGAGTACATGGCATGACGCTGGCTGAGATCCGCGCGCTGCTCGGGCTCGGGCCGGAGGTCAGCGATGCCGACGTGATCCTGGCGTACGGCGACTATCTCGCCGCGCAGCCGGTTGCGGTGTCGCCTGCGGTGCTGCGGATCCGCTATCCCGAGTTCACCGGCGTGGACGATGCCGTGATCCAGTATTGGCTAGACGACGCGTTGCGGATCGTGACCGTGGCCTGGGGGTCTGATGCAACGCCGGGTCAGCTCGCGTTAGCGGCGCATAACATGGCGCTCAGCGGGGTGGCGGGCATCACCAAGACCGATGCCGAGCAGATCCCGGCAGGGGTGACGAAGTTCAAGAGCGCATCGATGGACGTGTCCGTGTCCGAAGCCGCGGCGAACCGCTCGCTGACCGGTGGCTACGGATCGACCCGCTATGGGCAAGAGTTCCAGATCATGCTTCGGCGCAATGCCGGCGGTCCGTTCTTGGTGGGCTGCTGATGGGCATGGCCGATGCCTTTGCCGCGGTGGCGGCCGGGTTCTCACGTGCTGGCTTGGCCCCGTTCAAGGATGCCGTAGCGCGCTGGCCTGGGGAGCCCGTACGTGACGATGGCGGGTCGATCGTCGTACCGGGTGTCCCGTACGAGATGCCGTGTTTGTGCCAGGTCGACAGCGCCACAGAGGCGATGCGATCCGCTGATGGTTATGTGGACACCGACGTGCGGCTGCTGCTCCTGGCGGCGGGCCTGCCGCGGGCAATCGACACTGATGCTACGGTTGAGGTCGGCGGGCGCCGGTGGTCGATCCAGACCGCAGTGCTCGACCCAATGGAGGCGTATTGGGACTGTCGGGGGCGGCGTGCCTAAGATCACTGGCGGCAAGGCACATGCCGCGCGCCTTAAGTTCATGGTGAGCGCGGAGGCGCAGCGGCAAGTTGGCGCTGCTCTTTTCGTCGGTGGGCAGATGATCGAAAGCTATGCAGCCCGGTCGATCACGGAGGGTAGCGTATCGGGCAAGGCGCACGTTCCATCCGCCCCAGGTAGCCCGCCTAACAACGACACCGGCGTGCTAGCCCGCAACATTGAGACAGTGCAGATTGAGGTCGATCACGTCGAGGTCAGCAGCAATGCTCCATATGCGGCGGACCAAGAGTTCGGCAACAGCAAGCTTCCGGCACGGCCATACATGGCGCCGGCTGCCGCGGCAGAGAAGAAGGCGGCCATAGAGCTGGTCCGGCGCGCAGTCGCTCATATCGCCAAAGGCGGAAAGGTAACGGGCTGATGGCGATCGACAGCACACGCGAGATTCGGCGCGCCGCCCTCGCTCGGTTACGGGCTTCTGAAGCTGTCACGCTGATCGTCGAGAATAGCATATTTGGTCAGACGCCACCAAAGGAGCCGCCGTTCCCGTTCACCCTATGGGGTGCAATCGCGCTAACCCCCCTCCGAGCGTCTTGCCTGGACGGGGCAGAGGGTGTTGTCGCTGTGCATGGATTCGCCAAAAACCGGGAGGAAGGCGGGAGCGTAGTCGAGGACGCTGAGGATCATGCATCTCGGCTAGGCTCGGCTATCGCCGCATCCTTAGACGGTTATGTAGCAGACATCGCAGGCGGTACGGCGGCCTTCCGGTGGACCGGGTCGCAGTTGCTAGTGGACAGCGCTGATCCCGGCGCCTTCCACACGGTGCAGAATTTCCGCATCCGTTGCATGACCAGCCAGACCGTCTAAACAGGCGGGGTGGACGATGAAGATCGCATCAATGCCGGCGTAAGTGAGGCAGTCCTAAGGCTGATCGTGCGCGCAGGCATCATCAGCGAGGACGATGTGCTAGCTATGGCTGCCGAACACGACACCTTAGCCGGGCGAGCATCGCCGCACGACGCCGGCGTGCACGAGATGGTGGCCCACAGGCTCCGTTGTGTCCTGCTAGACCTTGACCCTCCCCCTGCCGTCGATCCTGCCCGCGAGTTTGAGGCGCAGTTCCAACGCGACCAGATTCGGGCTCGCACCGCCATGATCGCTCGACAGGCTAAGGACACCGACAATGCGTAGGATGGCTGCTTCGGTACTTGCGCTGTCGTTCGCAACGGTAGGTTGCGAGAAACAGTCTGCCGTAGCCGAAAGGCAGGCGGGCATAGTGGAGCGTACAGGCGACACGGTGGCAACCTGCGAGGCCAAGCGTCACGTAGCTCAAGCCTACCTCGCAGAGAACGACGAGCGCAACTACGCTACTGCCCACACGGCAGCGGAGGCATACTGCCTAAATGAGAAGCTGAAAGCGGATTTGGGCTTAGGCAGCACCATTCCGGCAGGTGACGATCTAACCAACGCGCCACCTCACTGACGGCGGTAAGCCATATACGCTCCGGCTCTTAGCCTTCGGTAAACTCCGGAGGCTTGCATGTCGTATCCCACTGAAATTGATGCAGCGATCATCTACGCGGTCCCGACCGACGGCGGCGCTCGCGTCATCCTCTGCGGGATCGAGAACGTCACTATCAACGAGACGGCGAACACCAGCGACCGTTTTCGCACCGAGTGCGACAAGCCAGGTCGGGTGCCGACGCGTTCCGTTCGGACGACCGGCATCCAGTGGGATGTGACCGGGTCCGGCCTGTCGAACGCTGACCAGATCACCGCGCTCAAGGGCATGCTGGGCCAGCACCGAGCGTATGAGATCGATGCGATCCAGTATGACGGCACGGATGCGGGCAAGCTGCTGGGCACGTTCGACGGCACGGGCGTCATGACCGCCAAGAACCTCAACCTTCAGCGCTCTGGTGACAGTGGATCGGAGATCACCATCGCTGGCGAAGGCGAGCTGGGCTGGACGCCGGCTGCGTGACACCAGCGACTGCCCTGACGCTGCACTATGGGGACGGCGAATATCTGTTCGACCTGAAGCTGCCGCAGCTCGCGGAGTTGCAGGAGAAGCGCGGGACCGGCGTGTTCAAGATCTATGGGCGCGTGCTGCAAGGCCGCTACCTGCTGGATGGTCAGTCGATCGCCTTGCCTGCCGAGGGCGAAGCATTCGTAGAGGATCTGTTCGAGACAATTCGCCTAGGCCTCATTGGCGGCGGCCAAGGTATCGTAGACGGGCAGCCTGTCGCCGTATCAGCGCTGACGGCAAAGCTGCTGGTGGAGCGCTACAGCCACCACGCTCCCCTTCGTGAGGCTTGGGCTACGGCCGCAGCCATTCTGGGCGCGCGGATCGAAGGGTATCAGCCGCCTAAAAAAAAAGCGCAGCCGGCAAAGCGTCAGACCCCGCGGAAAAGATCGACTTCGCCCAAGTCATCGCAAACGCGAACGCCATCGGAGCCGACTGGCGAGAACTGACGTGGTGGGAATACGAAGCGCGACTCTGGTGGTGGAACGACGCGCATGACACTGCCCGCGCTCCTGCTGACGCGGCGCGCCTGAACAAGCTAATGGAGGCTCGCAATGGCGGTAACTGCTGATAGCGTCGTCGTTGAGCTTCTGGCCAAAACGGACGGCTACACTGCAAACATCAACGGCGCGGCCGCCACGTCACAGTCTGGCATGTCGAAGATCGAGAAGGCGGCGGCTCAGGCGGAGGCGCAGGTGCAAGAATCGGCCGCCGCCATGGGTGGTTCGTTCAAACGAGCCGCAAATGATATCGAGGCCGGTTCAGCCAGAGCCGCCAACGCTAGCCGCAACCTGGGTCGCCAGATCAGCGACATCGGTGTCGGGCTAACCGGGGGGCAAAATCCGTTCCTGATCCTGTCCCAACAGGCTCCGCAGGTTGCAGACGCACTGGCGGATACCGGCGGCAAGGCTGCGGCGGTGGCGACGTTTTTCGCAGGCCCTTGGGGCGCTGCATTGCTCGCGGCCGGGTCCGCCCTTGGCATCCTGCTCGGCAAAGCGCTCGAAGGTGGCGAGACGATCGAGAGCCTCACGGCCAAGCTGGCTGACAGCGCCCAGGCAAGCCGTATGGCCGAACAGGCGGAAGTCATCTTCGCGAGAAGCCTAGAAGGCGCCGCAGATGCCAGCGCCAAACTCAACGATAAGCTGAAGGAGCAGAACCAAACGCAGTTGCAGGTTGCTCAATCGGCTTTGGCGGCAGCAGCGGCGTTGCGGCAAACGACGATCCAGAACCTCCGGGCTGAACTGTCACAGGCTTCGCTAGCACAGGCGCAGGTCCGTAGAGAGAACGACGGCTTTTCGACAGCGGCCACGGCAGGTGGTGCCGGCGCTGCGGCGGCAAACTCTCAGCGCTATTTCGCCGCCAAGCAGCGAGAAGCTGATGCAGACAAGCGGGTCGCTCTCGCGCGTCGGGCGGTGGCCGATGCCCAAGGCGCCGTTGTCCAGGCCTCAATACCCCTCCTCGATATGCGAGCGGCCGCAGCGTCGGATCGAAGCACAGCCGCTACGGATCGCCATGCTCAGGCGCTCGGTAGACTTCGGGACGCCTATGTCGCCGCACAGACGGCCGCGAAAACGAACGAGCAGCGAGAAGCGGCCGCACGTCAGTACCGCGAGGGGCGCACTCGGATCGATACAAATCTTGCGGCTGAGCAGAAGGCTATCGCTGAGAGCGAGCGCAAGAAGCGCGGGCCGTCTGCGGAGGTGCTAGCCCGCCGAGCAGAGGCGCAGCGTGTACGTGAGGTCCGGAACAACGAAGCGTACAACACGGAGATGGAATCGCTTAACCAGGCGATCATACAGGCCAGCCGATTGCAGGAGGTCGACGCCGGCAAGCTCGCGGAATACTCTCGGCAGGAGGTGGAGAGCGCCCTAGCGAAGCGCAACGCACAGATCGACGCTGACGAGAGCGCCAAGAAGTACACCGCAGAGCAGGCAGCCAATCTCCGCAAACTTGCCAGGCAGGCAAGTGACATCCAGCTTCTGAACATCAACAGCGAGGAGATCCGTCGCCGATCAGACGAGCAGAAGGCCGTCGCACAGACCCAGCTCAACGCGGATGCGGACCAGCTACAGGCAACCCTTGGCATCTCCGAGAGCCTGGACGAGCGGAAGCGGCTTGAACGTCAGTTGCTGGACATCCGCTTCAAGCAGCTGCGCATTGAGCAGGATGCAATCCTCAAGGATACGACAGGCCGGTACTCGGACGCCCAGCGTAAGCAGGCGCAGATCACCAAGGACTCCCTGCCTGCTCTGGAAACGGCGGGGCGGACCGCCATCGATCAGCGCTACCGGTCTCCGTATGAGCGTTACCGCCGCTCCATTGATGGCGTTGACAACCTGAATGCCAGCATTGACGCGGTGAAAGTTGATGCCCTGGAGGCGGTCACTGACGAGTTGACCCGCGCGACCACCGCCGCACTCGGGCTCAAGGGGGCGTTTGGGCAGGTCGTTGGCGAACTCATCCGCATCGGCATTCAACGTAAAATCATCGGCCCGCTTGCTGATAGCCTGTTTGGCAAGGCTGACGGTTCGACTAGTGGTACCGTCGGGGGCCTATTTTCGTCGATCGGCAAGCTGTTCGGCCGCGCCTCTGGCGGCTACGTAGCGCCTGGTCAGACCGTTCGGGTCAATGAGGGACGCGGCGGTGTTGAACTGCTGCGGATGGGTGCTCAAGGCGGCACTGTCATTCCGCTGGGACAGAAGGCAGCAGCGCAGGCGGTAGCGGGTACGACCGTCCTCCAGACTATCCAGGTCGATGCCCGCGGCGCGGTCATGAACGACCAGTTCGCCGCGCAGATCCTAACCCGCGCAGGCCAGGATGCTCGGCAGGTGGTACAGGCCACCAACAACGCCGCCCGCAAGGGTCTCCCCGCCGCGCAGCGCCGCTTCGGTCAGCTAGGGACAACCGGGTAACGGCGGTAAGACCGACCTGACCCATCCCTACCCTCCCCGCATGGCGCTGCGCGTATTCCATCCCTGCCAGTTCTTCTTCGCTGACCAGGACATTCGCGTTGACGTGACCACGACTTCGGGCGGCGTATCGCTATCCGGCTACGAGGATGTGATCGGAACGGGTGGGGGTGGCATCTGGCGCGCTGATTTCTCCAACGCGGACTTCGGTGATCGTGATGACGAAGGCCGGGCGGAGACGTTGGCCTGGCGGGCCGGCAACGCTGCCATGCAGGGTGGTTCCATCGCTGTCGACCTAGTCTTCTGCGACCCGCTGCATCAGCCTGTCACAGATGGCGGCCGGGTGCCCCATAGCGATCAGACACCTTTCGGCGACGATGCGCTCTACCGATCGTCAGGCGCATCAGGCACGGTCCTTGCCGTCGTCAACGGGCAAGTCGGCGGCAACCGCGCCACCATCCTCGACATCACCCTGACCAGCGAACGCCCCCTGCTTGGTGGCGAGCGTTTCAGCTACCAGGGCGCGAATGGCTGGGGCTGGCGGGCAGCCGAGATATTCAGCATCGAGCCGATCAGCGGCGGGTATCGTGTCGAGATATCACCTCCGATCCGTGGCGGCATCAAGGCCGGTGATCCGCTCGACTTCGACAACATCCGCTGCCAGATGCGCCGCACATCGCCTGCATCCAACCCGCTCAACATGGGCGCTTTCTCCAGCGGGTCGATCAGCTTTCAAGAAGACATGCGCCCACCGGTGCAGCCGTGAACCGCAACCTCCTGCTGCGCATCGACTGCCCGGATACGGCGCGGCTCTGGTCTGGTCCTGGGCCGCTCTATCTGCCCGCGGATGGGATAGAGACGACGGACGGGGCGCTGTACCTAGGCGGTGGCGAATTGCTGGAGAACTTCGGCGAGATTGAGCAGCTCATCAACGGCACCGCGTCACGGTTCGACATCACTGTGTCCGGCGTCACCGCGGCGACCGTTAAGCTGATGGGCGAGACTGAGGGTGTGAAGGGCGCCCGCGTGGATATCGGCGTGGTCGAATTCGACGACCAGTGGCAAATCCAAGCGGTAACGTGGACGGCGCAATACCGCATCGACAAGCTGACCGCGACGCGGACGGATAAGCGCACCATCAGCCTGTCGATGGGGTCGGATGACACGGGGCGGTCCCAGTCGCTCAACGCCTACTGGACCCAAGCCGATCAGCAGCGGCGATCGCCGGGCGACAAGTTTTTCAATCAGGTGTCCAGCATAAATGCCGGCAAATCCAGACTGTTTGGGCCGAAATGAGGCTGGCTGGCTTCCTCGCGCAGCCTCGCCCTGCGTGGGATTGGGTCCAGCACGACTGCTGTCGTTGGGTCGATCGCTGGGTACAGATACGCGGTCACGGCAGTCCGATCGCTGCGCTGGGGCTGGTCTATGACAGTGAGCGCAGCGCCATGCGTCGGATTGCCGAGGGTGGCGGTTTGGCGGCGCTCTGGCAGGATGGTATGGCGCGGCTGGGCATCGTGCCGACTGATGTGCTGACGATCGGCGCAGTCGGCGTGATTCAGCGCGCGACCCTCTGCAGTCAGGACGAGGCTGCGGCCATCTGGACTGGTGAGCGCTGGGTCACGCTCGGCCTGCGCGGGCTCGACTATGCCCCTGCCGGTCATCTCAAGGCCTGGAGCGTCTGATGGGCAAGACGTTAGGTTCTATCCTGACCTACGCCGGAGCCGGGGCTTTGATAGCCACGGGCATAGGTGCGGCAGGTGGGCTTCTCGTGTTCGGCACCACTGCCGGCGTGGGCTTTGGCAGCGTTGGGCTCGGCACTCTTCTAACCGCCTCGACTGCGCTGACCGCCGTTGGAAGCGCACTGACTGGGGCTTTCGCGAAGGCTCCGCGCGTTGAGTCCTCACAGCAGGCCATCAAGACGGAGCGCCCGCCTCGCGTGTCGGCATATGGCCGCGTTAAGCTGTACGGTGCCTATGCCCTCTACCAGACGGCTAAGGATGGGACGGCAGTTGATGTATGGGCGTTCCACGATGGCCGCATCGACGGCATTGAAGCGTGGTATCTCGGCGACAAGAAGATCACTCGACTCGCCAATGGCTATGTCCAGGGTGGGGACGATGGCCTCTACGGCGACAGCAACATTATCCAGATTGGCGCGAACCTTGGCGCCGCGACCGAAACTGCGCACGCGCCTGTCATTGCAAAGGTGCCAGAAATCTGGACCGACGCACATCGCGGCGACGGCGTGGTCACCGGCTACATGCTGTCCGCCGCGGTCAAGCAGAAGAATTTCAGCGCGACTTATGCGAACGGCGGCCCGAACAACACACCGCTTGGGCTCGTGATTCGCGCCCAGCCGGTGTTCGACTGGCGCGATCCGGCGCAACGTATCGACGATCCACTGACGTGGCGCTGGACCGAAAATGCGGTGCTCCATCTGGCGCACTACCAGCTCGTCCGCAACGGCAAAACCTGGGCGCGCCACTTCGCCCCTACCCTCTCCTACTGGACCGCCGCAGCGAATGACGCTGACGTGGCCGTGCCTCTGCGGGACGGTGGAACAGAGCCGCGCTATCGGTCCTGCGTGTCCCATCGCCATGCCGGCGATGGATCTGAGCATAAGGCGGTCATCGCCGCGCTGCTGGCCTGCTTCGATGGCTGGATGTGCCCGCGCGAAGACGGCGCGCTGGTGGTCTATTCCGGCCGCTATTACGAGCCGCGTGTCACGGTTGGGCCGGACATCATCACCGCCTATACCGATGAGGACGGGATCGAGGACGAGAACGCGGTCAATGAGATTGGCCTGACGTACATCTCGGCTGCTCACGATTTCAATTCCGTCGACACCACGCCCTGGACCGATGAGGCGGACATACTAGCCCGCGGGGCTGTGCGGTCGGAAGACCTCGCCAATCAGGTGCCGTCTCACTCGCAGGCCCGCCGGCTCGGTAAGCGGCGTATGATGCAGGCCATGGCGCCGAAGCGCGGCACCTTCACGACCCTGGCGGCCGGCTCATCGATCCTGAGCGAGCGCTATGTCAATCTGATCGCAGCCGAGATGCTGGGCACCGATGACGAGATCATGGCCTATAGCGGCCCAGCCGAGATCACCGCCGTGTCTCGTGACCTGCAAAGCGGAGCCCTCCAGGCATCGTGGGTAGCTGCATCGCCCGACATCGACGAGTGGGATCCTGAGCGTGAGGAAGGTGAGCCGGCCCCGACTGGCGACACCATCGCGCGTGAACCGCTCGACATGCCCACAATCATCAGCGCCACGGCTCAGTACTCAGCGGTAGGCCAGACGCCTGAGGGTGACGAGCCCGTCGACCCATCGCCTGGCCAGACTGCGACCGGAGCGCGCGTCTTGATCGCTGCAACCGGCCCCGATCGTGACGACCTAACTTGGTCGGCGCGCTGGCGGGTCGGCACGTCGGGAAGCTGGAATGAACGCGAGTACGCCGATGCCGATCCTGGCCCCGGCGTCAGCTTCGTGACCGAGTTCGTGCCGCTGTCCAAGCAGATCAACGTGCAGGTCGCCTACAGCGTCGGCGATGGCCGTCTTTCGCCATGGTCGGCGTCCGCAGTCGTAGACACGACGACCGGGTAACGGCGGTAAGCCCCGCCCGCCCTGCTTTCTAGCGTGACCGCGACGCTATGTGGAGAATATCGTGGGTCTGATCGCAGACGGGTTCGACGCTGCTTTCCGAGATTTCGCCACTGCGGGCGTTCCGGCAAGTGGCCCAAATGAGCCGCAGAAGGCGGAAATCCGTCGCATCGGTCGCTTGATCGAGCAGGCCGTAGGCGGTGCTGTCGCGGGTCTTAAATTCTACGCTACCAAGGCTGCCCTCACCGCTGACACCGCGCAACCCGCGGGCACTCTCGCCTATGTCTATGACGATCCCACGATCGCCAACAACACCGTCTATCATTACGAGGCGGGCGGCTGGGTCATTGACGACGCCTATTTCGAAGGTGTGGCGACCGTCGTTCAGCCGCTGGTCGACGATGCCAAGGCGGCGGCAGATCGGGCGGCGCTGATTGCTGATGGGCTAGGCGCCAATCAGGCCGACTATGCCCCGCCTCGTACTGGTCCGGCAGCCGGCGCGGCATCCATGGTCGTCAACCGCTCGAATGGCGTTGTGATGGGCTGGACCGATGCGGACGGCTATCACGATTTCGCCCAGGATTATCGCACCTGGCAGGACGGGGGCTGGGACAACATTCGGAATCCCGCGCGAAGCCGCACAATGGCGGTGGCTTTGACCGCAGGCCGCTCGAATGGCGCCGACGCTCTCGAATATGGGCAGCTCAACCGCACCCCCGCGCCGATGGGCGTCTACCCGGCTGGGTACACTGGACCGCTCGATACCTACAACGTGACCCGCGTCACCGACCCCTTGGTCTACAGCCAGTTCGGCAATGACAGCGGGCAAGACGCGCTGGTCAATATCGGCTCCCCGGATGGGCAGACGCAATATGGCATCTGGGAGACGTATCAGCAGACGGAAAGCAAGCTGCGCGGCTACGCGCTTCGGCGCCGCGGGCAGCAGCCGGATATGCGGATTGCGCTCAGCCAAGCATTTGCGGAAGGGGGTAAATCGCTCTCCTTCCTTGACCGCCCCACGACCGCCCAGATCATGGCCGGTCAGATGGTATCGGAGTCGGACGGCACCGTCGCTATCCCGCAGACATCCGCCGAATACCGGATGCTGATGGCTGGTCAGCCGCTGTCCGAGCTGTGGCGCTATACTCATTTCGAATGCGCCACTCGCTTCTATAAGGGCTGCCGCGCCCTGGCAGCGATGCGGCGAACGGCATGGCTGCAATTCGGGCTGCGCGTGCAGGTCGAGATGCTGGCGATCAGCCATGGCGAGCCGGACAGCGAGACGACCGAATATGGTGTAGCCTTCCGCCGGTACGTCCTCAATCTGCGTGATGCCATTCGCGAGATCACCGGGGCGCAGGCCCCGCCTCTGACGATCTATACCGCCGTCATGCTCAGCAGCGACACCGGCAACGAGCAGACGCGGGTCAACGAAACCGCAGCCCGCGTCGTGCGGATGGGCGAGGTCACGCAAGATCTGTCCTGGGTGCAGCCCGGCTTCGCGCGGGGGTTCTTCAATCCGCGCATTCACAGCGATCCTTGGACGATGCGAAACGAGGGCGAATATTACGCGGACATTGTGAAGTCCGTGGTGGTCGATGGGCAGTCGCGTGCCAAGGGCCTTCGCATCCTGTCAGCGCGTATCCGTGACGGCAAGATCGTGCTGCGCACCCAATCGCCAGCCGGGCAGCCGCTGGTCTTCACCCAGCCGAAGAGCACCACATCGCATATGCCGCGAACCGGTATGCCTTACGGCTTCCAGTACGAGACGCCGAATGGCGCGAGCTGGACGCAGCGGCCGATGGCGCTAGCTGATGTCACGATCGCTGGCTCGGAGATCGTCATCACCCCGCCCGTGGCGCCGGCTGCGGGGCACCGCATCTCCTACAATTATGACGCGCGCGCCGGCTCGGTGACGACGGACCCGGGCTTCAGCGGGACGAGCGCGTCCACCTGGTATGACGGATCGCCGGTCCAGCTTGATGACAAGCTGCTGCCCTTCCGCGCCGTGATCGGAGCCTGACGATGGTACAGACCACCCTTCTTGATGCGCCCTTTCGCGAGCGCAGCATCTATGATTACGTCGTCGACCAAGTGCCGCTGACCACGCCCATCCCGGCGGTCTTCGACGGCCTGGAAGCATGGCTGACGACTGCCACCAAGCCGGGCGCGTCCGCCTCGTATCAGGTTGGCCTTCCCGCCAGCGACGGGACGTACAGCGGACGCCTCACGGATCAGTCCACCCGATATAGCTATGCAGGGCCGGGCGGGTCAGTCCGGCGATTTGTAGAATATGCGACCATTGCGCAGGGCCAGCAGAGCATCCCCGCCCTGACCAGCGCGGCGCAGGGCGTGGGTGGCATCCCGGCACTCAGCGTCACGCGGGCGGGTCAGGGGCTTTTCCTGCCGACCGAGCGGTCGCAGATGCAAGATCCGGCCGCGGCAGTCCGCCCATTCCTCACCGACGAATATACGCTGGCGCTGGTCTTTGCGGCACCGTCCGATGCCATCGGCGGCATCATGTCGGTCGGCGCCACGAACGCCCCCTACGACAATGGCGATCCCAACGCCGGTTGCGCCTTCCGGCTGGGGTTCCTCGACAACGCCAACCAGGGCAAGGTGCTGGTCCAGTACGGCAACCAGGGAGCGCAACGGCTTACCTTTGACCGCACGATCGGCAACTGGACGCGAACGCTGTTCCTCTTGCGCGGCTTCAAGAGCGGCAACCAGCACATGGGCTCGCTGATCGTAAAGAGCGCAGGCGTGATGACCCAGCATAGCTTCGGCGTCGGCTTCGCGTACGGCCGGCTCAATCTCGACATGGGCCAGCCCGCCCCGCACCTTGGCGCGCAAGGCCCCGGCGATCCGACGCGCCCGCAATACGCCCGCAAGATCACGCATTGCCTCGCCTTCAGCCGGCACTTCAATGACGCGCAGGTGGCCGGCTTCATCCGTGAGCTCGAGCGCCCGCTTCATGGCGGGGCGTTCTGACCGCTAACGGCGGTAAATCCTGTTCCCGTGTTCGGCAACACCGGGCCATGCTGATCGGTCCGCTGCGCCTCTGCTCTCTCCCTGTCGGAGGTGCGGCGTGACCGACGCAATCCCTCAGATCGAATGCGTGCTGGCGCTGCCTGGCCAAGGAGATGAAACGATGGAGCAGTTCCGACAGCGGATGGAACAGGCTATCGAAGTAGCCCCAAATGAGCAAACCAAGCGGTCTCTGCGGGTGCTGCTGGACCACTGTGGCGGCGCCTCGACGCTCGATAGCGGCGGCGGTGGCAGCGGCAACCCTCCCCCGCCGAAGCCCGATCCGAAGTAATGATCAAGCTGGCCACCTTTGGCCTGCTGTGCGGAGCTGCAATTGCTGCCGGATTGTGTGCGCGTCAGGATCGGCGCTGCGTCACGATCGCGGCGCTGACACTCGCCGCCAATTGGACGCTGTTCGCGATGCCATGGGTCTACAACCCCGCGTCGCCTGCACACTTGCTGAAGGTGGCCGGCTTCTCGGCGCGTCATGAAGATATGTGGGCGCTCGCCGATGTGCTGAGCCTGTTTGTGATCGGCTGGGGATGCCGTGATCACTGGTGGGCCGGGGCTCTGATCGGCCCGTACATCGCGATGCTGGCGATGCATGTCGTCGCCTACTGCGCGGGGATGGAATACCGGGAATACGCGCTGCTGCTGGACCTCGCGTTCGCCGTGCAGCTTGCCGTCATTTTCATGTTGGGGGGTGACGGTGTTTCCGATCGTCTGTCTGCTTTTTGGCGCTGGGGGCGGCGCTGCGTGGCTCATCTACCAATGCTGGCGGCACATTTGGTGGGAGGGCGCGGATGATTGAGCATGACGCGAGCAGCCTCACCGAAATCATAGGCGCCTCTATGAAGCGGGCTCCCTGGGGTTGGGCTGGCTTGCTCGGCTTCCTTGGTATGCTCGTGAAGGTGTGGCCGATCATCAACGACCAGCTAATTAAGGTCAAGGAGAAGCGTCGCAGTGATAAGCGCGATGACATGGCCGAGTGGCGCCAGGAAATGCGCGACCGCATCACGGCGCTTGAAACGGATGTGCGCGACGCCAAGGCCGGAATGCTGGCGGCGAACGAACGTTCTCACCGCCTTGAGATCCACCTGATGACGGTGACGAACGCCTTCCAGATGGTCGCTGGCGAACTGCGCAAGCATGACCCCGACAACCTTGTATTGAAGCAGGCAGTCGAGATGGTCGGCCTCGCTGTCACCGAAGATTTTGGCCTCAACCGCGCGCTGGTCGACCTGTCGCGCTATCCGGGGGTGAACGAGTGACCATCGACGACATCATCAACGGCGTCCTCAAGAACGAAGGTGGCTACGTCAACGACCCACGTGACGCGGGCGGCGAGACGAACTTCGGCATCACCGAGAAGGTCGCCCGTGCGCGCGGCTGGACCGCGGCCATGAAGGCCCTCCCCCGCGAGTTTGCGTTCGAGGTCTACCGCGGGCAGTACGTGATCCAGCCTGGCTTTGGGCTAGTCGCCAATCTCTCCGTGCCGATCGCCGCTGAACTGGTCGACACCGGCGTAAACATGGGCCCTGCGATTGCCGCCCGGTTCCTGCAACGGGCGCTCAACCTGCTCACCGAAGCGGGTCTAACAGTCGACGGTATCCTTGGCGAGAAGTCGCTTAAGGCGCTGCGTAGCTTCCTCGACAAGCGCGGACCCGAGGGTGAGAAACGCTTGCTGGCGCTGCTGAACGCCTTTCAGGGCACGCGCTACGCGGAGCTCGCCGAGAGCCGTGCCGCCAACCGGGCCTTCATCTACGGTTGGCTGGCGAGGATTGCGCCATGAACACCTTTCGCTGGCCCGACGCGCGCGGCTGGATCGGCATCGGCTCTTTCGTCCTGACCGTCATGGTACTGTGGATGCTGGCTGTCTTCCCGGACCTGCGGGCGGACGAGTTCTTCAAGACCATCTGCACGCTCATCATCGGCACCGGCTTCATCAATGGCGTCGTGTCCTGGGCTTACGGCGCGACAAAGGGAGGCGGCGAACTCGCCGACCAGAACGCCGCGATCGTGCGCAAACAGGCCGAAGCATCGCCCCCTATCAGCGAGGAACTCAAGCCATGAAGATCAACATCGGCAAGCTGCTGGGCAAGGTCGTCACCTTTGCCAAGCAGAACCCCGAACTCGTCGTCGCGGCTGCTCGCAAGATCGCACCTAAGCTGGTCAGCAAGGCAGCGCCCGTGATCGTCGCCGTCCTGACCAAGAAGGCCGACTGACATGCAGATCGGTGCCCGTCGCGCCCGGCCTGTGCGTCTCAGCGTCTCCACGGGTATCGGTCGTCTGTTCACGGTGGCGAACACCCTTGCTGGGTCAACGCTGCCCTCTGTACGTGTGAAGGGTGAGCCGGCGATCTATGCTGCGCTGTATCCGCGCCTGTCAGCGGTCAAGGCTCAGATCCTGGCAGCGCGCGACCTGCGCATCGCTCTCACGGCACGCGTCGTGGTGCTGGAGGGCGGCACGCCAAGCACCGCCGTAACGCCCGCACCATCCAGCGACCCGACCTATGATCCTGCGGCGACCGTCGTCGTCAACGCTCAGCGGTTCTCGGACTTCCTCGACGCCGTGATCGCGCTGGCGGCAAGCGAAGACAGCGCCTGGGCAAGCCTTCTCGCCCGCATCGCGGCGCTGGAGAACCCGCCCGTTCCTTCAACCGCAATCGCAAACGACAACGGCGGCTACGTCTTGAACGACGCCGGCGGCTACGTCCTCACTGGAGCATAACGTATGGCTGACAACACCACGCTCACTGCCGAGCTTTCTCAGCGAATTATTTTGCCGCTGACGGCCGACAATATCGACGCCGTGGGCGACCGGACGGCGCGCACCAAGATCGCGGCGCTTGAAGCGTCGTACGCCAATCTGCTTGCGCAGGTCCAAATGCTGCAAGGCGGTTTCCGGATCGTCTATTTCGCCGCAGCCACCTATTCGGTCACCGAAGGCAACAGCGGCACGACCCTGCTGACCGCGACCATGAAGCGCACGGGTGATCTGTCACAGTCACTCGCTGTGACGACGAAGTTCGTCCAGGGGACGTTGACGGCTTCGGACTTCGCGAGCGGCACGTTGCCGGGCGATCTGGTGTTCAACTTCGCAGCCGGCGCCAACACGGCCACGGCAAGTGACCAGATCAAGGGGGACACCGAAGTTGAGGGCACCGAAACACTGACCCGTGTTATCGTGCCGCCGCCCGGCTACCTGTTTGGCCCCACTCCCAGCTATACCGGCAGCGTCCTCAACGACGACACGGCCACCACACCGGCGAATGGCGACATGTCGGCGCTCCGTGTGCGCGACGCGACGCCGATGGACACGCACGACAACGGCACCAACGTCGTCGGCATCGACGGCAACGGCTGGATTGCAGAGGTGACCATCAAGGGCATGACCGCGCCGGCTCCGGACAACACCAGCGATGGGTTCTTCAACTGTCAGAAGCTTGAGCTGCTGGTCGCCGACCCCGGCTTCCGTGGCAGTGGCAGCAGCATCACGACGGCGACCGTGTACCGCAAAATCAAGGGCCGCGCGCTCCTTCGCAAGCAGTACAAGACGGCATCGACCGACGTAAATGGCCGCTTCATCACGCAGTTCGGAAGCGACTTCACGGTGCTGGTGGCGCTGGCTGACGTGATCTATGCTGGCAGCACGATCGTGTCGGCAAAGGTCGCCGCGGGCTTCTACACCAACGGTAGCGCCGTCTCCAACGCATCGGTCGCGGGTTCGCTGACCAATGCCTCCACCTATGCCTATCGCAAGCCGACTGCTGCCTGGCTCAACCACCAGCACCTGCGCGCAACTGGCGATTTCCCGGTCGAGATGATCGCCTTCCACCGCCATGCCATGGGCGGGCGGCAGGTCGCGGGCATTCGGTTCCAAGCGCGCGATACCACCGGCAATGTGTCGGCCGAGCAGGTGGTGACCGCTACCGGCCTCTCCGCCTTCGTCACCGCGTCCGGTGCGCCGAAGGTCGAGGCGTTCAAGGCCACCATCCCGGTATCAGCGCTGGCGCAGGGTGAACTGTGCTACACCAATGCGAAGGTCTATCCGTGGATCGGCGACGCGAGCGCGGTGTACGATTTGTCGGTCGATGGCACCTATACGGGCCTGACCCGCATCGTGGATGCCAGCCCGCATACCCGGCTGCGGTTCTTCAACGACAAGGCGGGCACCTATAGCAGCGTAGCCTTGGTCGATGCTGGCGCGGTCTACACTCCAATTTGCAGTGCGTCGGCCTTCAGCCCACCTACATCCGCCTTCGACGGCAATTACGGTTCTGGCAACGGGTGGCTTGGTCAGAATGGCGGTACAAATCAGTGGGTTGGTCAAACCTTCCCTGTCGCCGTGAACATTGAAGAAGTGCGGATTTGGGCATCTGGCTATGACAGCGCCAAGCCGACCTTCTCCAATTTTGATCTAGAGTGGAGCGACGACGGGTCGACTTGGACAAAGAAGGGCGCGACGCAAGTCGCGGCAACGTGGACCACGCCGTACGCTCAGACGCAGACGTTCAACCCCGGAGGTGGCGCGCGCCCGGCCAAATACTGGCGTGTCCGGCAAAATGGTTCGACGGCCTCCAGCTTCACAGGGGCCCAAGAGATCGAGTTTGCTACCATTGTAGGTGGCGCCAACATGGCAAGTGGTGGTGCGGCGGCGACGCTGGCAGATGCGCGCAGCACTCCTGTAACGACACCTGATGCGGCATGGAAAGCAATCCGGGCGGCGAATGCACGTAAGGGGCACGATGACTATGCGGGCCGCTTTTACCTCAGCAACCCTACCTCCAGCACGATCGAATATGGCGCACTCGCGGCAATCCCAGTTGCATCTGGCCAGTTGACTTGGTGCGAAATAATGCCTGATCCGGCAAATGTCGGTTCAGTGAAGTGGACTGGGAAGGGCACGACGATCGGCCTCCCGACGCTGACACGCGCGGTCGGCCTGACGATCAAGCCCGGGGGCTCGAACCAGACGACGTTCCAGGATGGCGACATGGCATCCAACGCGTCAATGCTGAGCCTGGAAAGCTGTGTCTACGAGGCGCCAAGCGCGGGCTTTGGCATTGCGGGTGGTGAGGGCATCCGAGGCTGGAGCATCCAGTACCGCAGCAATGTCACTTCGACCCTCGGCAACGTGCTGAATTTGGTCGCCGGTGGAACAACCGTCCAAGGCATTGCCCTCGCCCTCGGCAACGTCCAGCCCCAGGGTGGCCAGCCAGCACCGGCTCAGATCTTCGTTGCCAATCGGTCCGAATCCCCGACTGACGCAAACTCAGCCATGCCCACGTACACTGACGGTTATTTCTGGGTCGCGAACGAATGGCGCTACCAGGCTGGCCCGACGCTGACCTTGCTGTCCAAGACGCGGCCCACTGTTATTGTTGGCAATCTCGGCGAAGCGCGCGGCAATAATTCTACGGCCATTGCTTTCAACATGGCTGCCGATGGTGTCACGGCGTCTGTCTATGAATTGCTCGACATGCATAACACATTCCTCGGCAACCGGGGCAGCAGGATGTATTCGGATCGCGCAGAAGCCAGGGGCGTCGTCAAGGAAGGTGTCTCGATCGGCAGCGTATACAGCAACTACAACTTTAAGACGGATAGTTTCGACCCCAATCAGACTGGTAGCGGCTTCCCCGGCAATACCGGCAACTGGCGGTACGGGTATCAGGTAGGCACGCGGTCGAACATCTCACTTTCCGGTTCGCTCGGCGGCAGCGTCCCGAACCTTCAGGCCAGCTATCTCGGCATGGCCTGGGAGCCGGATTATTCGACCTACCGCGTCTCGTCGACCTTCTCCGACGTGGCTGCGCTGTTCGTGGACTATCAAGCGCTGCGCAACGATCAGGGCGGCTACCCTGGCGGCGGCAACTACCGTGCTGCCAGCTCGACGAATGCATTGGCCAGCCGCACGCCAGCTGTCTTCGCTGCATTTGATGCCGCGTTCACGGACACGATCAACGGCGCAGTGGTCAGCCGCGACCTCGACGGCAATGTCCGCCGCACGGACGGCACCGGCGCAGCTGGTTGCTACGAGAGCTGATCTAACGGGCGGCCTAGTGCCGCCCACCCTTTCTGAAGGACCGCATAATGGCCTTTGATCCCCTCGCTTCTCTTGCCACCAATGACGCTTCATGGCGGAGCCAAGTGGCCAGCCTGGAGGGCCCCGCCGGTGGCCTTGCCGCAGCGGCCACGGACGCGGAGGCGCGCGTTACGGCGCTGGAGGGCGGGGCACCGGGCACCGGCCCATTACCGAACCCAGTGACTGCTCGCGCGATCGGCCCCGCGACCCAGACGGACACCGGCTGGCAGGATATGGGGGGCACCCTGCAAAGCTATCGCGCCGAGGCCGCGACGCCCGGCGACACGGGCGCCCTGTCCAACGCCGGGGAGGTGTATCTCTTTTGCGACGTTGGGGGCGGATCACCAGCCTACGGTCTCAAGATTACCGGCCTTGGCGGTTCGCAATACGTCAATTTTTTCTACCGCAGCGGCGGGGCCTGGGTCCAATTCTCTGGGGGTGAATCGAACCTCAACTGGGGCCGCGCGATCTTGAAGGAGGATGTAGTCGAGGCTCGCATCACTGACGGCACCCTGTGCATCTACCTGAACGGCGCGCTGACCAAGACATTCGCAAAGACCGTCTTCACGTCCAAGTTCCCGGACGGACTCGGTCGCTACGCGCGGTACGTCAAGACCAGCGGCACATACACGCAAACAATCACCCTGTCGGGCGGCGTCATCGCCCCCCTGACGGTTCGGGACATCTCCCTCGGGAGCGGTGGCGTCGCGGTATTCTCGTTCGACTATACGGGTTCGCCGCTCGGCTACGTAACTCGCCTGACGGGCACGAGCGGCAATGCCATCACCCCATGGAGGCTGGCTACCCTCGTCGAGAACCCCGCGGCGGGACGCGCCATCTACCGAGGCTTAGACAAGGCCCCGCTTGCGGATGTCGGCTACGTGTATCAGCTCACGGAAGCGGATGCGGGCGGTGGCCCCAAGTCGGGCGTCACGCCCATCTCCGCAACGCTGATCGCTCCAGGCCCGATGAGCTTTGCGACCAACATCACGCCGATCGGCGATTTCTACGCGAACAGCCCCATGAATAATCGGGTATCGTACAATTGGCGCATCGGTCCCGATCGCGGCCCCAGTCTGCGCCGGTGGGACGATGCTGATCCCCAGATGGGTAGGGATGCGCTGCCGACTGCCGAGTGCATCGCGGCGATGATCGCCGCCAATGGCGTCGGCCCCGCGACCTTCCTGAAGCCCCCCCGTAAGAGTGGCCAGCTCGGACGAGTGCGTTGGAAGGGCAATCCAAGCGATGTGGATTTTCACAACTCCATCCGCAATTTCACGATCATCAGCCGCGGGTCGAATGGGACATATTCGTGGATCGATTACCGCCATACCTTCAAGCTGGCTGACCTCGTATATGCCGGCGGGTACGACGCATTCTATTGCTGGATAGCCATCAAGGGCGGGGCTCCAACAGAGCTGGTGTGCTACGATATCGACGACGCAGGCAATGCCCTGTCCCCGACGCAGTGGGACAAGGACTATGTGGCCGACTGCAAGCTCTTCAAGGGCCACAGCCTCGACCCGATCCGCTGCATGGACATCCAGAGCGTCATCGGTCAGTCGGATCGGGTTGTTACCCTCTCAGACTGGGCGCTGAGGGGGCAATATTCGCCGTCCACTGGTGTCAGTATCCTCGACCTTCTTGACCTATTCGAGCTGACTGGTGTCGGTGGCCGGATCCACATCCCGTTGCAGGCTAATGAGGAATGGGTTCGCTTCCTGGGCCGGACGCTCAAGGCGTTCATTCTTCGGACCGGCCTGTACATCAGCGTCGCAATCGCCAATGAAATTTGGAACGCCTTCCAGCCTGCTTGGGGCATCGCTCAGAAGCTCTACGACGCCGACACCACCACTGCATGGCCTGGAGGGGCGCCATCCTCCGGTAACGACAAGGCCCTCCGCTACTGGTCGAAGACGCAAGCGACCATCATGGGCTGGCTCACTCAGGAGCTAGGCGAGGCCTTGCCAAAGTGCTTCCGGGTGATCGAGGTCCAGAATGATGGCGGGTACTGTGCCGGCGTCGTCTTGACCTACTGGCCCACCACGGACGCTCTCACGGACGAGATCGATATCGCTCCCTATATCGGTGGTGGCGCGGGGAAGAACATCACAGGCAGCGGCAGCGCTGCTATCGATGCCCTGATCGTCAATCTGAAGGCCGCCTATCCGCCTGTCCACGCGAACGCCCTCAAAGTGAAGGCCTACGCCTTGAGCAAGGGCAAGCGGTTCGGTGCCTACGAGGGCGGGTATGAGGACTTCGGGAATGGCGCTCTTCAACGCGCTTTCCGTAACGATCCACGCGGCGCAACTATGACGAAGGAAATCCTCGACGATTACGAGACGCGGATTGGCAGCACGTATCGCTGGTACTGCGACAACGGGCACCCTGCGTACGGGCAGCGCAACTTCGCCGGGCAGTCGTATTTCGACACGATCGACGGCGCGCCGCCTGCTTATGTCGGTCAGGCTTTCATATCCAAAATGGCGGCAACGCCCCTGATTGCTTAATGCGCGATTGACCAAGCGTCAGTAATCATGGCCTTTCCCTGTCTGCGGGCAACGACTCGCAGACAGGGAGAATATCATGACGCTATTTGGAAAGGCCTTGCTTGCAGCAACTGCGCTTGTCAGCGCGGGAACCGCGACTGCGGCTACGGTATCATATCGATTTTCAACCCAAGGCCAAGGCACCGCCATGGGCCTTCAGCCGGACATTTATTCACCGAAATATCTGACCAATGCCACCTTTGTTTTCTCGTTCGACGAAGATCGCATCCGCCCTTTCAACGGCGGATATGAGTTCGTGTCTGGTATCTCGTCTGGCATGAGCAATGCGACCGGCGTGACCCTTGGCGCGAACAGCTTTATCGGGCAGCAGGCATTCTCTGGCGCGTTCTCGGTGTGCTTCGACAACTCGGCGAGCACATTCCCAACCGCTGGATTTACCGTGGCGTCGACGTGCAGAGCCCCGGTAGACGCAAGCGGCTTCGGCAGCACGAATGGCCTTTTCACCTATACCGGCGTGGTAACCGGCTTGACCGTCGTCGCCGGTGAGTTCGCAGGTGAAGTCCCGGTAATCGTCAACGGTGTCCCCGAGCCCTCCACCTGGGCGCTGATGCTCGCCGGCTTCGGCATGGTTGGCTATGCGATGCGTCGTCGCAAGCTGGCGTTCGCCTGACCACTGGGGGCCGGCTACGGTCGGCCCCTACTCCGACTCGCGCCCGCAAGCCATCCCCTTGCCTGTCAAGGGTGATTGTGGCATAGAGGTTGGGCTGCGGCGGTGTGGGTTGACACACAGTCGCTTTCGTCGAGGACGACTAAGCAACGTAGCGCAGCTGGATAGCGCACCCGCTTCATACGACGTGCGGGAAGGTCCGGGATTCGAGTTCCCGCGTTAGCTTAGATGCCGGCATCCAACCCGGCCCGCAGCACGAGGTTCCTGCGCTGCCTTCGGGCATCAGGCTTGTAGGGCAACAGCGTCGGGCTGGGGTTTCACGGAAAGCGCGCCGTGACTTTGCGGGGTTCGAGCCCCCGCAGCCCTGCCGAGTTTTCGCCCGAAAGCACGAACCCATTAGCTTCCATTAGCGGCCACTAACTAACACCCACCCCATCATCCCCACCAGCATCCCGCATAGCAGGGCCATGACGGCTAGGAGGCGGCGGTGCGAGAGTCGAGCAAGGCTGAAATGCTGTCCACGCGATGATGTGCGAAACTCTGGACCAGATAGGTCGCATCCAGGATGCCGTTCACGCAGTCTTGGATTTCTTTGTCCCGCATCGATGCATCCGTGGCCGCCATAGCGTATCGCGCGGCGGCATCGCGGTCTGCCTGGGTCACCGGTATGATTTTGTAAGGTGTCATATCCAAACCGTTATAATGCCAGTATTCCGCCAAGCCATGCTTGGAATCGCTGCGCCTTGGTCAAAGACAACTCATGCAGTGCGCCCTCTTTACCGCATGGCATGATGCGGGCTGATCGACAATACCGATAATCCCACTTGGTTTCCCCAGTTATGGGGTCATACTTTCCTTCGCTAACGAAAGGATGCTGGCACTCAGCGTAGAAGCCGGGATTTCGTGAGCTGCACCACCGGCATGTAGAGCATGGCGGTGCATCTTGCTCTTCTTTCAACTTCAAGTGCCGCGCCTCAGCATGTCGGTATGCTGCTTCGAGCATAAATTTCTGGTCACCGACCATGGCTAGCATCCATCATGCATGCTACCATACCCGCTAAGGCCACCCCCACAGCAACCCACCACTCCCCTTGATCCATGGCTGTATAGGCTAGGGCGAGAAGGATCGGGGTCACCAGCGCGGCGTCGGTGGTCTGGGTCATGACTTTGCAGCCCTTGCACGGCGAGCAGCATCGTACTCCTTGCCGACAAGGCTCATGTGCTTCACATCCTCGGGCCAGATGCCAGCCCGGCAATGCGGGCAGGACGGCACCATGTTCCGCTTCCGCCACTTCTCGTCAATCTGCTTTGCGGCGATCGATCGCAACTGGAAGGACTGAGCCTCTTTAGCCTCGTCCATCATACGCCGCGCCTTTTTCTGGACCGCGTCAAAGTGCTCGATCAGCAGCGTGAAGGCGTCGAACGCTTCAACGTCCGTCTCGCAATCGGCGCACCAGATACGGCGCTCGCGTGGATCGTATCGCATGGTATGGTGGCGGCACATCCGAGTAGGCCGACGGGTAAGGCCGCGCGCTACCCGGAGGTCGCCGAAATCAATGACCGTGACGCCGCCAACATATTCCTGCGGCTCAATCGGCGGTGTCTTGCCGCTTTCGTCCGTCATTCTCTATCTCCCTCGGAGGATGCGGGTGCCAGTCCGCAGGGTGGCGGGGTGAGCGTGGCGGGCGGCATGAAGCCCATGTGAGCTACCAGCGCGCGGAGCTGGAAGAATGCTTTCACGCGCGCTAGCTCGGCTGCGATCTGGTCGGGGGTGGGCTGGGTCATGCCGCAAGCCTCCGTGATTGGACCACAGCCATAAGCTGATGGCCGATGTAGCGGGTGTATGCCGGCGGGATGGCCTCACACAGTTCCGCGATGGACGCCCACGGCATCTCCATGGCGACACGGCCGTCTTCCACCGTGAACTCGGGAATGGACTTGTCGTGCTTGCGCCGGCTGTCGCGACAACCCTCGCCGTATATCCCGATCGTAGGAGTCGAGTGCCGGCAGTGCCCTGGCGTCATCAGCAGGAAGCTGGTCTCAAACAGCCGGTGCCTCTGTAGCTGGGCACCCTTGGCGCCTAAGCCGAACATGGACCCGCACAGCGTTACCGGATCGATCAGATGCCGACGCGCGCCAGACACGTTCTCGATTACATACGGCTTGCCGCTCGCCTTGAGCATGGCCCGCGTCTCAGGGATCAAGTCGACATGCGCGCGGGCATCCGGCATTGTCTTCATGCTGGTGTGCGCCTGGCACGGCGGGCTCGCGTGGATCGCATCAAAGCTCGCGATAAAGTCGGCGGTGAGATCCAGCACGTCGGCCTGGATGAACGTGAACGGGTACCGCAGCCGGCGAACCTTATCGACGCCGACAACATCGAACCCGGCTTGGTGATAGCCCATGCCTGCTCCGCCAGCGCAGCAGAACAGGTCTAGGAGACGAGGCCGCCCCATCACGCTCTCCCATCCTGGGTAGTGTCCGGGATACCTGCGGTGGGGGTGGCGCGACGGAAGCGCTCGACAGCCTCGTCGCTGATGACGAACATCTGCCTAGTGCCCATTTGATCAAGCGGCACGCCAAGCTCATGCCAGCGATCTACGGTCAGATCGTCGAGCGCATCATCCCAGACCTTTATCGCATGACGCTGTTCCGCGGTCATATGCAGCTTCGCGACGCCGATCAGACTCTGCGTGATCTCGAAGTAGCTAGTCAGATATGCCAGCTTCGATGCTGTCCGTTCCGGTGAGACGCTCATGCCGCCCTCCCCTGGGGGTATGCGGGGACGATGGCGCGCCCGATTCGCGACGCCTCCGAGATTTCCCTATCGGCGCGTAACCCCTTGAAATCCCACGACACCTTTTCCCCGCAAAAATAGGGGGAGGCCTTTGAAATCATTGGGAAAATTGTGTTCACGGCTGAAACACGGGTTCGATTCCCGTAGGGGTCACCACTCGCAGAAATCTGCGGTTTGTGGTTTTCGAAATTGGCGAGTTCCCTATTTTTCATACCTCGGTTCCCTATCGGATTGCGCTGAGGATATTGTGGCTGGTCATCTTCTCGGCCGCGCCGACCGCGATCATGTAGGCTCGCGCCCGCTTGCCGTAGTGCCTGACCGTCTCCGGCGTCATGCCCAAGATGGCGCCAACGTCGGTGTCCGACATGCCCGTCTCCAGCAGATAGCAGCACGCGTTTTTGCGAAGCCCGTGGAAGGTGTAGAGCACCTGATTGTCCGCATCGACGTGGCCAAGGTCACGCATCAGCCGGCGGATCCGCTCTTGGATGCGATCGGTGCCGCTAAACGGCTTGCCCGATCGATCGTAGAGCAGCGTCACCGCCTTGCGCTCGACCTTGGCAATCTCTTCTCGCCACATCGGGTGCACCGGCACCGCCACGTCAACATCGGTCTTGAGCTGCGACATCTCCATAATGCCAGTCCGCAGCCACCCGTGCTGGATCAGGATCACGTCGCTGACCCGCTGCCCGGTGCATAGCCCCGTGATGATCGCCAGGCGGAGCATCGGGCTGGCCTCGGCAATCGCCTGCATCAGCACGTCGCGCGGCCATGGCTCATGCTCCCCGATCGGGAGGTAAGGCACATCAACGGCGGCATTGCCTTTCACCCAACCACGCTCCGCGCCAAAGTGCAGCATCAGCTTAAGCACCGCCAAAGCATTGTTGGCCTTACCCGGTTGATCTGCCATACTGTCGCGGAAAGTATAGACGTGTCGCGGCTCCATGTCCCGAACTAATCGACCGGCATATGGCTTTTCTTCAAAGATTGCGACATAGCGCCGATAGTTGGCGAGCGTGGTCTCAGCGAGCGGCTTTGCGCCCTTCTTACGCGTCTTGCGGGTCCAACCTTTGGTTAGCGCCGCACGAAACTCTTTGGCGAGCGCCGCCATCGTGCCGGGCTTGGCTCGCTCGATCTGCGAAGCGGCGGGCGCGTTAATGCGCTCCAGCGCCTCGGCGAATGTCGGGTCGAATGGATGCGGCAGCCGGATATAGTGGTCGCGGTACTTGCCTTTCACCTCGTCCCAGATCTGGAAGCGGCGATACGGCAAGCCCTTCTTCCAGCAGCAGCCGGGAGGCAGATCGATCACTCCGGAAGGTCGTCGTCCCATGTGTTCCTCACAGGCTCCTTGATGCCTGATTTCGCGTCCACGAAGCTGTCGAGAACGCGCATGTCCCAAAGCGGCACGCGACCTTTCCGATCGGACGGAGCCGGTGCCTTGCCGGCACGCCACTCCTCACGGAAGCGCGATCGGCCTCGCCCCAGGTAAGCCGCTGCATATGTCTCGCTGACTAGACGCGGCGGTGGAAGTGCTGCACGACTAGCCATCGCGCCCCTCCTTCTTCCTCAGGATAGCGGCCTGGATTTCACGACCAGTGCCCTGGCACACGATCTCATGCGATCCGGCGACGGTCAGCCCGGTCAGGCCCTTCCACTTGTCGTGCGGCTCCACGACGCGCCAGGCATGCTCCTGCGTCGGCTGCACCATCTCACTGTTCGACATGGCCGGTTCCTTGGTGGGCGCGGGCGATGAGGCACGCGGCTGTAAGGGCTAGAGCCGGACTCCATGCGGTGGCGTATGGCACCTTGGACGCATCAGGCTCGTCCTGCACGTCACCGGGATAGAAGCACGTCAGGTCGGCAAAATAGGTGTCCCGCCCTTCCCGGCCGATATCCCACGGCTCATCACCAGGAAGCAGCGACATGGCCGCATCCAGGGAGGCAGTGTAGGCCTTTGCTTGAACCGGATTTGGATTGTCTTGGCTACCTACGAGCCAACCCGCCATTCCCAGCGCAGCTATAGGATTGCCGCCGCTTTCACCTATCGCCAAACAGATCAGCGCATCCAACTCCCGGTCTGGTTTTGCGGTGGCTTTCACGCGCGAGGCCAGCTCCATCAGATCAGTCATGGGAATTTCCTTGGATGAAGTTGCGGACGGCGAGGCCGAGCGGAGAAGCCTGCCAAAAGTGCGGTAGGTCCGGCATCCGCTCAACGGTGC